CCGTGGGAAGTGATCTACATTGATCCAAAGGGCGGCGTTGTGGCGCGGCACAAAACGACCAAGCTGCTTGAAAATTTCCACATGTCGGGTGCTTGCAAAGGCGGGCAATTCTCGCTCACCAAATACCTACGCCCGCTGGAGGGGTGATTTATGGATATGCAACAACTACGCGATGCGTTCGCGACTGAAAATGTCGGCTGGTTTCAAGCTGTGCAGATCGTGCGAGCACTCCGCGACCCCACCCCAATCACCGAAGCGGGGCTGCGGGAGTTGGGGTTTGAGCTTTCGGGCGACGACGACGGGCTGTCGCTAGGGGGTTGGTTTGCCGAGCGGTTCGGACGCGTGTGGCGATTCCACCACGATGCTACTATCGTCGATCCAAAATCAATCGGCCAGCTTCGCGGGCTGCTCCTGTTCGTGGGGGAGTGAGGTTATGCGAATGTACGACCGTGTTTATATGAAGGGCGTTTTGACGGGAACGGTGGCGACTGTCATTGGCTGGGCCATCGGAACGCTATTTGCAAATGGTCTCTTGCGAATCCTTGGCATTTAATTGCCGCACAGGCGGACTTTAACGAAAGGCTGGGCAGGTGCTATGAGTGAGGACGAAGAAGAGGCCGACGAATTGCCCGAAGCCACCGGCTACCACTACACCCATTGGGATTGCCCTAGTTGTGGCGATGCAAACGAGGAAGAGGGCGACGCCAAGGCGGAGGTTTTGGAATGCTGGTCATGCGGAGCGAAAGCGAGGATTCGATGAGCGGTGAGAAGCGACCGGAAGGCTATTACTGGGTGAGGCTTAACTGCTCGGAATGGGGGCCATCTTACTACACAGGCAAAGGCTTTCTCATTGAAGGCGTGCTTCACCGGAACGATTCTATTTCCGAAATCGGCCCGCCATGTTCTCACGACGACTCTAAGCAGTTGCAGAAGGCGAGGGGGGTTTTGAGGAAGATTGCCAGAAAGTGCGAGGCGGCTGATGATCTTGCGTCCTGGGACATTAGCGACGACATCGACGAAAGCGGGGTGCGGCTGTGATGGCTAAATTTACTGGCGGAGATGCGTGGGAACGACCACAGCAGCCGCCGATGGCCGCGTGGTGGATTTCGTTTTTAGAACGGCTAGAAGCTGCTAGGCGTCGTCGCCTGCTTCACCGTCGCCCCGCGAAGTGGTGGAGGCATCCGGTGGCGTGGACGACGATTCGCGGTAAGCATTGGGGAAAGTCGTTCCGCTCGTACATCGTGGCGGTTGCGAAGGACCAAAGGCAAAACGAAAGAAGGTGGAAAAATGCGACTAACTGACCTGATAGAGAAACTCGTCGCCATTGAGCGGACTAGCGACCCAATGACGCAAGTGGAAATGATCGACGAAAACGGCGTGCGTTCCGGCTTCGAGGTGAAAACCGAAGTCGTGTTTGCCGCGAAGGTTCCGATTACAGTGCTGCTTGTGGCGGAGGGGTGTATAGATGCCTGACCCCATAAACCACCCCTCCCACTACACCCACGGCGATATCGAGCCAATCGACGCTATTGAAGCGTGGCAACTTGGGTTCTGTCTCGGCAACGTGGTCAAGTACATCGCACGGGCGGGACACAAGGGCGACCGACTTGAAGATTTGAAGAAAGCCCGATGGTATTTGGAGCGGGAGATTGAGAGGGCCGACCAGTGAAAATCCTAACCATTTCCGAAGTCGCCGCACGCCTCGGCAAAAGCAAACGCAGCATCTACCGGCTGATAGAGCGACCCTACGATCCACTCCCCGCAAAAGACGCTGGCGAACTGGTGGTTGTGGAGGAGTTGTTTGAGCGGTGGATGCGGAACGAGATTGACCCCACAGTGACCCCAAAAAGTGACACCACACGTCGCGGTAGTGTACAGGGTGACGCTAAACGCCGAGTGAAACGCTAGATTCCGCTGATTTTGTACACTAGCGACACGGTTCACAGCCGGGAAGAAATCGAAAAAATCATCGGGAAAAGCCGCTCCGTTTTGGCGGCTGACCCCATTTTGACCCCAGCGTAACCCGCCGTGCTGTTGCTACGCGGAATGTAGCAGGTTATCTTTCGGGGCCATGCGACGCCCATATTACCGCCGAGATCGCAAAAAGTGGTTCGTGAAAACGGACGACGGCGGGAGCCAAATCTACCTCGGCGAGACTAAGCGGGAAGCCTATGCCGCCTGGGAGTCTCTGCGGCGGCATGGAGAGCCGGGACGCTGGCGGATAGCCGACTTGGCGGATGCGGTCGTCGCCGATGCCGAAGCCCGGGGCGTGAGCAAATCGCACGCCCGGAATCTGAAGGATTTACTGGCCAGGGTAGCCGCCGCGTTTCCCCGCCATCTAGCCGCCGATCTGCGGCCCTCTGAGGTCGCGGCGTGGATAGCTCGCCAGCCCTGGGGCAACAAACAGAGAAACCACTGCCTAGGGGCTGTACGGGCCGCCTATCGCTTTGGGGTTGCCGAGGGGCATCTATCGGCGAATCCGTTTACCAGCCTGCGGATGCTGCCCACAAAGCGGGTAGAGTCTGCCGTCTCCGCCGCGGACCACTGGCGGCTGCTGCTTGCTTGCCGGGCCTGGGATGAGGTCGCGTTTCTCCACCTGCTTTGGCTTACCGGGGCGAGGCCGGGGGAGATTGCGTCGGCCACGGCTGCGGATGTGAGCGATGGAAAAATCACCTTGGCAAAGCACAAGACAGCCCATAAAGGCAAGCGGAGGGTGATCTACCTATCGGCGTCGGCGGCAAAGCTGGTCGCCAAGCAGATTCGCCTGCACCCCAAAGGACCGCTAGTGCAAACGCGAGAGCAAACGCCATGGGCAAAGGCAAACTGGATTAGCCTACTGCGGAGGCGGAGCGAGCAGGCGGGCGTAGATATCACCGCGTACGCTTACCGGAGGGCGTTTGCGGCGAGACTGATAGCGGCGGGGGTGTCAATCGAGGATGTCGCCGGGCTGCTGGGAAACACGACTACGGTTGCTCTGCGGGCTTACGTGGACTTGACCGCACAGAGCGAGAGACTGAGGGAGGCGGCGAGGAGGGGTTAGGCGAAGTGCTTTTTCGCAGCCCGAACGCAGGCGGCGACGATGCGAGCGGATGGCATTTCTCCGTTGGCCGAGGTAGTGTCGGTGGTCACTTCGCCAGCAGGCGAGACCCAAAAGCCCCAGCCGCCATCATAGCCGCGCTCGGAAAAATAGCAGGAGTCGCGGCCTTGCTCGTCTTGGTCGCAGTCGTGCAGGTAGTACTTGCGGGCGATTGCGTTGCTCATTTCGGTTTTCGTGCTCATTTCATTCCCCTTGTTTGTGAAAAAACCCAGACGCCTCGCGGCGTTTCGGCCTAGCGGGCCAGTTCGCGTGCGTATTCGCGGGCTTCGCTGCGCGTCTCGAAGGTCGGCCCGGTGCGATTCAGCCCGCAGTCGCGGCCTTTGCCCTCGGTCCACTCGTAGTAGCTGACCGTGTAGCCGGTCTTGTCGTTGCCGCTGATTTTGATGTCTTCGATTTTGGTCGTCGTGCTCATGCTCATTCCCCTTGTGTAAAAAAAACCAGACGCCTCGCGGCGTTTCGGCCCTTCTGGGCCATCGTCAGTGGGTTACTTTGCCAAAAACTTCTCAACCGCAGCGATAGCAGCCTTCTCGGTCTTGTATTCGTTGGAGCAGGTCGAGAAGCCTTTGAAGAACCGAGCGGGGATAGTTCCTTCCGACTGGTCAGCGTATCCGACCCAGGCGACAAACTTTCCGTTGAGGTTCTGAACCGAAGCCCGCTTGCTGCCTTTGCTGAACTCTTTCATCTTCATTCCCCTGTGTGTGACTTGCTTCCGATGGGTTAAGTATACCTAACTATTCGTCACGGTCAACAGTAGATTGGAATTATTCGGAAAGTTTTTTCGGAATTCCCGAGGCCCGCCGGGAGAGTCCGGCGGGCGGGTGTGGTGGGGTGGGTTAGGCGTTGAAAACAGTCACGCTCTTGGTTGCCAGCATTTCGCAGGTAATCGGGAAAGGCTGGTCGCGATAGGGAGAATCGCACATGGCGACAATACGCACAAACTCGCCTTTCTTTGTGACGACGCCGGGCTTCACTTCCTGGATGGTGTAGCGGCGTTTCACGCCATCGCGCCACAGCCAAACCTTTTCGCCAGCCGGTGGGTCAATCACATCGCCAGCGGCCAAGGCTGTAACTTGCTTTTTCATCTCAATTCCCCTTGTTTTCTTTTCGGCTCGCGTCATTCGCTTGCCATGGTATTATTCTACGTATCTATTCGGCTTGGTCAATAGATACTGGCCAGCAAAACCGGGAATTTTCGGAATTATTTTTAGGCGGGCGGTCGGCCCTCGGGGCGTTCGATTTTGGCGAACTGCTCCACCGTCTGCCGTGCCATTACCCAATCGCGCCCCGGCTTGACCGCATGAAGTCGCCCCTGCTTGCAGAGCTGCGAGACCCGCTCTTTGGATAGGCCGAGAATTTCCGCCGCTTGGGCAGCCGTAATGAGGTCGGATAGTTTCATGCCGCCATTATTGCGGGATGTTCGGCGTGGTCAAGAGATAAAGCCCGGCCTCTCTCTCCGGGCGGGGGTGTTTCACAGCACCGCGTTCACCCCCGTGACTTCGTATCCGCACCACAGGATTGGCATCCCTGTTCCGAAAATATTGGCAGTTCCAGCCGAGCCACCCCAATCGTTTGGGCGGCGGTTGAGCGATACTAGCTTTCCGTCGTCCCAGTCTTCGGGATTGCGCTCCCAGATTCCCGGCAGAGAACCGGCGCCGCGGTCCAGTCGGTTCGAGTCGCAATGGACAATCTTTTTAATCTTGTTCGAGTATCGCACGAAGCTAATTCGGTAGGGGTCAACGCTCTGATAAAGCGTCTCCTCTCCGGTCCCGTCGAGGTTAGCCCGCTTAGCCCACCCGATGACGCGGTTGAATGTGCTAATCAGCCGGTACATTTCCACCCAGTAGATTTTCTCCCGCTCCAAGTCGAAGCTGATGCAGCCGATGCCGCGAACGTAACCATCCCCGATGTCGAGCAGCGTTCTGGCCAGAGCCTTTTCGTAAATCACGTTTTCGGTCGTGATGTCGCCCGTGTCGCGATAGCAGATATTTGCCACGTATTCCGTTGGCCCCGAGGTCGTCACGTTCTGCATTTTTACGTAATAGAGACGATTTTTTGGCGGATAGATGAACATGCTGCCTGACCCACTCCAACCGGTTCCGCCAGAACTTGAGCGATAAAGCGGAATGGTATCTAGCAGCGTGTCATCAGTGCCGTCGAAGTTGATCGACTTCAATTCCGTTGACCAATCCGTATCCATGCCATCCAGAAACGGATGTTGGTACGGACTGCCGCTGTAGTAGAGCTTTTCGTTCCGCGAGTCTGCCGCAAGCGAGTCAACGTAATAGCTGGAGAGCCGAAATTGCTCGACCGCTGGGCCTATGCCTTCGCGGTCCTTTGCGTCCCATGTAGAGAACACGGTCTGAGTATCGAGCCAGCTTGCAGCGCTAGGCAGCTTCACGCCGTACGTTCCCCAGATGCGTTCATTTTTCCAGTCCGCACAAGAACAACCGTCAGTCCATTTGGTCGTTTGGTCCGGGCGAAAAGAAACTGTAGCAGGATACTCGACATCCTTTGACGGCGATACAACGCGGCTTTTGGTGTTGCCGGCTGTGCCAACAAACTCCGAAATAAGCCGCTGCTCGATGATGCGGATAAAATCCCTACAACAGCAGCATTGCCCGCCGGCGGCGATGAAACCCATCGGCCTATTCCTCCCCGTACGCCGAGACGATGCAATCAACGCCAACCGTTGCCGTGACTTCCACGCCGATCCGCCCGCCGCCTGGAATGACGTAAGGGCCGACAAACACGCGCGACGATTGTGGGTGAACCAGTTGCGATTCAAGCACGTCGCCCGCCGTTGGTTCGCCGCTCGCCGTGTGCTGGGCGGAGACTTCCAGCGTTTCCGCCGTGTCGCCATCCTTCACCAACGTCAACGCGCTCATCGTGCCTGCGGTCGATTGCCGCAGTACGCGGACCTGAATCGGTGCATCGGTGACCGTCACGCCCTCGAAGCTGACCACGATTTTGTTGACCACCACGCGATGGTTTGAAGCCGCCACGATTTGCAGAATCGTTTTGGCCGAAGTGCCGGTAGCAACTTGGGCGGTGTTCGCCCGAAAACCTACGCCGCTCATAAATCGAATCCTTGAAACACGGACGGCGAGATATAGCCGCCACTGGATGAAACAGAAACAAAAACCTGCGGGAAGCCGGAACCGTCCGTCCCCATCGAAGCCATCATGCCCCCCGCTGCGTCGTCGGTGTCATCTTCCGAGCAATAGGCGTTGCGAACGTGCCATTTGTTCGAGTACCAGGCCAACTCGCCTTGTGTGTTTCTGGCGATAGTCTCGTCTTTGTTGAGGTACCAGTCGTAAGCGGTGAGGATCATTTGCGTATCACGCTTTTGACCGTCGTACCGCATCCAAACTTTGAAGTCGGCAGAACCTCCTTGCTCCAACTCCTCATAGAACTTGCCGAAGACCGAGACGATTTCCCGCTGTGAACCAAGGGCGATTCCAGCCGCTGACTTCTTAAACAGCGTAAAGCCCAGCCGCTCTTTTTTTAGCGTCCACTGTCCTGGCCACGCGCCCCATTCTTCGCCGTTCGGGTCGCCTTCCGATTCGTCATAGAGCACAAGGGCCGATTCGTCGAGCCAGTTTCCCAGTCCAGTTTCGGTGTTCGCAACGGCCGATCCCGTGTTGATTAGATACCGCCTCTGAAACGTGTAATCCGGTTTGTTGATCGTGAGGTATTGCGCCCCGCCGATGTCCACTTGATCGACGACTTTCATTACCGCATAGGCAGGGACGGTCTCGCCGGAATCGTTGCGGAATGGAACGCCGGTGGTGGTCGTGGAGTTATAAAGATAAACCACGCCCCATTTGTTCGTTCCGGTCCCGCTCTCCATGTAGAGAATTTTCGCCGAACCGCTGCCGCCGGTCTTGAGATAGCTTCGCGTGCCGTCTTCGATTTCCGCCGCCGTGTCGGTGTCAGCCGTAATGTTGAGCTGACACCAACTAACGCCACTCATCACGGCCCGGCCAATCTCGCCAGACTTAATCGGCTCTTGCAAGATGCAGTATTTGCCGGTGTGCTCGTCGCTGTCTGGCGTCACGCCTTTGAACGTGATCGAGTTGCGAAACTCAACGTCGTTATCGGCCCGCGTGATAACCGGACCATCTAGCCCAAGCACGGTGAACGCATCGCAGGTAAACGCCGTATCGTTCCGCACGTAACAGATTGTCGGCGGATACATTTCCTCTAGCGTTCCGCCTGGAACGCCTTGCGGCCTGCGGCTGTTGCGCAAAAAGAGGTTGTATTCGTCCGCCAGAATCTTGCGGTCGCCGGGCTTTACGCTGCTGCGAATCATTAGAAGCCGAACACGCCGTTTAGCGGTTCCTCCTCGTAGACTTTCGAGACGAACGCAGCCTCGGGAGTTTGGACAAAGCGGTTATCTTGCTCATCACGGCGATAAAGAACCCAGAGGTACTCATGCCCCTTTTTGGCTGGCACGTTGATATTCGCAGAGACTGCGAAATTCTGCCGGTTCGGGATTGCGGTGTAGCTATAGTCAATCTCCCAGTGGTCTTCGACCAGCCCGCCACGCCCGCCAGTAAATAGCAGTTCGCCCGGTTGGAACGTGATGTCGCCGATAGCCACGAAGTCGCTATTCACCTTGCCGGTTTTCTGGTGAATGATGGTAGCCTGTGCTCCGCCGAACTCCTGGTAATTCCATTTCTTTTTGACGGTAAAGCTCATCGAAGGCACGACGATATCAACGCCAGCAACGTCGTCTTGCGAAACGCCGATTGCACGAGATGCCTGGATGTCTGGATAGGCAACCGGACCAAATGAAACTTGACTAATGCACTGCGTAACGTGCTGCGTTGCTCCGCCGGTGTCGAACTCGATAATCGTGATTTCGCTATCAACCGCATCCTCTGGCGTAAGTTCTGGATACTTCGCCGGGTCAGGGCGTCGATAGTGGGCTTTGCACGACCAAAGCTCGTAGCCGTCGTGCTTTATGTCGCACGCCGAGTTGTCGCGAATCAAGTTGTGGTAAAACTGAGGAGCCTTGCCGTAGAACAGCCCCGCCGCTTGGGACTCATCATTTGTGCCCTCAACGCGGTAATAGCGGTCAATCGTGTCTGGCGGCCAGCCTCCAACGAATGACGGCTCCCGCACTTCGATACATTTAGCGGCCACGGCTTACTCCTGAATCCTAACGCGGAGCCAATCGACCGCCAGTTCGTAGATATCCGCTGCCGATGTCTTCTCTTGATGCACAAGCAGCTTGAGCGGCCCGGTTGCGGCGTTGAGCGAGAACGTGGTCGAACCAAGCACAAGCACGCCGTCAAGGTAAATCTGGATGTCTGCCGGGTCGCGCATGTCCATCCAGAATTCAACCCGCGTGCCGGCTGTGTAGTTCACGGTGGTGTCGGTCGCGGCAACTTCGGTTGTTCCGTCGTCGCTCTCGGCGTAGATGTTTACGTCGTTTCCGTCCAGGTGGATAAACAGGCTTTCGGTAATGCTGTCCGCGTCGGTAGCGTGGGTGGCGTTGGCGATGCCAATCGAGATATCGGGAGCCGAGCCGCTGCCGTCGTCAATCACGCGGAAGGCGCCCTCGATGATGGCGTTAGCGTCCTTACTAAAGCCATCGACCGAGAGGGCGTCAAGTTTTTGGGCTTCGCTCGTGCTGCTGAGAACGAAATTGTGAGCACCGCCACGGCGGAGAATCGCCAGCCCGTTAAGTGCCTGCGTCCCGGTGATTGCCGAGATAAAGGCGTCACGAGCAAGGTCGATGAGGTAGCTCGGCTGGGCGTTCAGCTTGACGTTGATGGTTGTGTCTCCGGCTGGACTGTCGCCCGCCGCCGTGCCAAGATAAAAATCTCGGTCGTTATTTTTCCGATAAGTGGCTTCGTTCGCCGAATAGTCCCAATACACAGGCCCGCCGTCGAGAATCGCCACGGACGTATTTTTGGCGATGGTGTAGGTGTCGGCTGTTGCAATTTCAATTCTGGCGCCCGAAGATGCGGCTGCTGTGCTATCCCAGACAGCCGCTTCGCCGTTCGGTGCCTGGAGAACTTGCCCAGCGGAGATTGAGCCGCCAGCGGTAACGCGGGTCAGGCGAGCGTCGCGGATGTTGATTGCTTCTCGGGCCATTTTTGGGAATCCTATTCAGGTTTGTTTATGAGTCGCTTACCGCGTCCGATTATTCCGCCGCCTTTGCCGGCCTCGTATGAGCAGCGGTCAACGCCGGTGATAGTGCTCAACAATCCTCCGCCACGCCCAGAGCGTCCATGGAACGCCCACAGCGTGCTGGCATACGTCAAAGCCGCTGTGCTGCTGTTTTTCCTAGCCGTGACTGCGTACGGATTCTGGAGCGCTTGGCGGTTTGTTGCTGGCGTTAGTGAGTCGATGGCGAAAAGCACTCGTGAAATAAAAGAGAACGAGAAAACAGCCCGCCGACTTGCTGCTGCAAGGTTGAAGCGGGAGGGATTGGTCTCGATTGACAAAAACGCAGAGTTTGGATTTGCTGGTTCGCAGTTTTCTTTGGGCGGTTTGGCCGCAGACGAAACCGGTAAGTTGCACCGATTTACGATTATTTGGGCAGTTGCCGACTTTGGGCATGAGAAACGATGGGAAGTCCAAGGCGTCAGCGTCGATGGTGAACAGAGGTTTTTCATTGGAAACTAAACCCCTCCAAGTCCTCGATGCTGCCGTCGATGTCGTTCAGTGCCTCGCGAATTTTCTCTAGTAGGCTGACTTGCTTGTCGCTGTTCTTCGCCGTGCGGTCCATCGGCCCACCAGCACGCCCAAGCAGACTTGCGGCAGACGCATTGAACGTGCCAGCCGCACCGCCGAGATTCTTCTCGACTATTCCCTCTGTTGCCATCTTTGCAACGCGAATAGTAGCCGCTTGAACCGTTTTTACTTCCGGGGCAACAGCCGCCCTAAGTGCATCTAGCTGGGCTTGGAGCGTGGTGATGGTTGCGTCTGTTTTTCCGAGTGACGTTGAGGCGGCATAGTCTGTGACAACCTTTCCAAAGATTGCCAGCCCCTTGAGCGTCTTTCCGAGGTCTTCTCCAAACGGAAGTTGCATAATCTGGTTACCCAGAGAATCAAGCGTCATAGCCATGATGGCGGTGACTTCCTGCATCACCTGGAAAAACGCCTGCTTTATCTTTTTGACAACCTCCATCCAAACAATCACCATTCCGGTTCCAAGCTGACCCCATGCATTAAGCAGGTTCCCGCTGGCGATTGCGTTTGTTATGCCGTTGAGCGTGACAATAAATGACTGTGCGGCTGCGTTTCCTGTCTCTGTAAAGAGCAGCCAACCAGCGGAGATTGCCACGATTCCGCCAGCAAGTGCGGCGATTGCAATTACGGCAAGTCCGGTTGCTGATGCAATGGCGGTTAGACCAATTACAATTCCGTTGATAGCGACTGACGCACCAACTATTGCAATTCCAATACCGGCAATCGCGGACCCAGCCGTAAGCGCAACTACGCCAATTGCCCCTACGGTCACAACCAATTCCTGGTTTTCCTGCACCCAACTTGCAATCGCGACGCCAGCCTTAGTTGCGATAACGATAAACTCCGTGAGCGGTTCCGCAATCGCGTTGCCAACCTCAAAGGCGATATCCTTTCCAACGTCCAGCAGGTTCGCCCATGCGTCTCCTAGTGCCGTGGCTCGCTTGGCGGCTTCCGGTGAGATGATTAGCCCAAGATCGCGTGCCTCTTGGCTGAGCGTCTGTAGCTCGCTGAGCATGGGAATGAGCATCGCCCCGCTTTTGCCCCAAAGTTGCATTGCGGCGGCGACTTTCTCGGCAGGGTCTTCAATGGCGGCGATGGTTGCGGCGTACTGCTCGAACTGGCGAGGGTCCATGCCCTTCTTCGCCATGTTCCGCAAGGCGGCTTCGAGTACCTGAGCAGTTGTCCCGCTCTGCTTTGCCGCGTGAATCCATTCGCTGAGCTTGTCCGTTGCAACGCCGGTGCGGTCGCTCATCTTGCCGACTTCATCGCCGATTTCGCTGAACAGTTTCGCAGCCCCAGCAAGCGGCGTAATGATGGCAGCACCAAGGCCAGAGACTGCCGCACCAACGCCGGCGAGACTCGCCCCGATGCTTTGCATGCCAGCGGCGAACGCCTTGACCTTACCCATCGCTGATTTAAGGCCAGCAGCGGTCTTATCGCGGGCGGTGATCTCTACAAACGCTCCGCCGGCTTTGACGTTTTGCAGGCTCATCCCACATCCCCCATAGACTGACCGCCCCAGAGGCTAGGGAACTGCGGCATCACCTTTTTGAGAGCAGGCCCCATAAACGGGCGTGCGGCGTACTGAGCAAGGCGAACGCGGACTGGTTGCCCTGGTCGCGGCTTGCGTCGGCCAATCGGACGCCATGAATTGCCGACTAGCTTTTCACGAACGCCGAGTTGCCCGCCGAATTCGTGAACGGCAGGCACGGGAGCACGCGATAGCTTTCCGTTGAGATAGTTCCGCATGTTCAGCCGCAGAGGGCCGACAATTACGGTTTGCTGACCAGGAACGAAGCCGTAGAGAATGTTTCGCAGCGTGGCTACGTTGTCGTCCGTGCGAGCACGCGGCGGCTTCCCCGCTGGTCGTGGTTTCTGCCTGGAAGGATTGCCAATAAGGCGACGGGCCGCTTTGCGTGTGCGGTCGCCTGCCTTGCTTAAAGCGGTAGTCGTTTTATCTTTGACCAGCCGCTGAACCTTTGGGCGATCAAAAAACCAGTTTTTAACCTCCAGCCCTACGCCGAAGTTGCCAGCCTTGCCCGTCATTGGAAACCCGAAGGCCATGATTTATCTGCCTTTCGTGAATGCGGGTTTCAGGGCGTGAAGTGCGTCAACGGTTAGCCGCTTCGCAGCGGTGGCAATCTTGCTTCCAGGTCTTCGGAAAATGTCGGTCGGCAGGATTGGTCGTTTCTTTGGGTCTTTGTGGCAATTGGCAATGAGCGATAGCAGGTGAGAAAGCATCTCTAAATCGTGGTAAGCCTTTCCCTGTGCCGCCCATGTAAGCTCTCGCAGCGTGAGCGGCAGAGGGTCTAGCCCGGTCAGCCCGGCAAGCTCCCAGATAACTCGCCAAGCATCTGGTCTATCTGTTTCTCCGCTTTGGTCATCGCCGCCTGAATCGCCGCTCCCATCTTCTCCCCGGTCATTTTTTCCGTCGCCAGCGTCGCCGCCTGCTCGTTCGCTTGGCTGATTCTCGCCAGCAGGGCCTTTAACGCCTCCCGCTGGCGCCTCGGGAAAAAATCGACGATTGCCCCAAGCAAGGCGTCGGTCGCATAGTCGATTGCGTCGCCCGCAAGGCCACGCCCAAAGTCCTCCTCGGTAACTCCGAGCGTTGCCGCCTGCGATTCGCAGACAGCCCACAAGGCGTTGACCAATGAAATCGGGTCTGAGGCGATTTCGGCTACTGCTTTGTGGTCGAGTAAATCGAGGCCGTATTTCGCCTTGATTCGTTTCGCATCCCCAACAGTCACCGAGAGCGACCATTCGCGGTTCTCGTTATCCAGGAATTTTTTCATTCAGTCCCGCCGCTTCGATAAGTTCCTTGACAGTCTGCGAACGAATGCAGACATCGACGTTTCCTAGAGACTTGCAGGCTTGCAGTTGTTGCTTCGCCTCATCGCTGGGAGCCTTAATCGCTTCGCAGATTGCGACAACCGTAGATGCCCGCAAACCGACGAACGATTCGACCGCAAAAGGCAACCGGCCTTCGGCAATCGCCGCCTTAGTCTCCGCCTCAACCGACTTTGCAAGAGCGGTGCACTTGGCAACCGCCGAGCGATAAGCCAGCGTGATTTCAACCTTAGTTGTCTCGTCCATTCATTAGCTCCCCACGACCACCCAAGAGGGTTCCCGCATCGTGCCGGTGTCCTCTTCGTAAGTCAGGAACGCGGTAAAGTTCGCGGCCATGCCATCGGTCATCGGTTGATCGACGCCCATTTCAAGCTGCGACGTAAACCGCATGTATTGCGTGGTGTTGGTGTTGATGGTTCCATCTGCCACGGCCAGTTCGACCTTGCCAGTGTTGTGGCTGTATCCACGCAGAGCGGTAAACACCGTATCGCTGACGCCTTGGCGAATGCGATAGCCGAAGGTGGCTTCCAGCGATTGCATCGCCTTGCCTTCCATCTGCCAGACAGAGCGTCGGCTAGAGAGGTCGCCACGGGTCGCGCTGCTGTTCAGGGCAACGTCCATAGCCTGCACAACCTCGGTCCACGTAGGCGAGGCATACGTGCCGGAGTTGTAGTAGAGCTTTGCTTCGCGTCCGATGATTGGGCCGGCCATATGTTATCTCCACTCTTGGAAGGTTAGCCGGACTACGCCGGTAAATTGGTTAAGCGTGTCGATGTGAGCGGCCAAATAAGGCAGCCCGCTCGTCCCGCCGTACTCGGCAGCAACTAGCACCATTGCGGCGAGCGTCGGCCTAGTGCTGCGGTACTTGTCCGCGATCTGTTCGCAAAGGCGCATGGCCTTGTCGAAGTGCATCGCCGCATCTGCATTTGGTGCGACGCGGTGCTGTACTCCGATGTCGATGTCGTATTGGTGAACCCAGCCTGCCCGGTGGTCCTGAGTTATCCGAATGCCAGCCATCGCCACGGTTAGCAACGGTTGCTCGGTTAGCTCCACCTCAACCGTTGGCACGTACTTGACGCCGCGATGCTCGCAGGAAACCTCTAGCACGGAATTGCGGAGGTCTTCCGCCACTTCTCGCGCCAAGGTCAGAATGCGGGCATCGGTCACGACGGGGCCTCAATACGCTTGGTGTGGATTCGCCACGTGTAGCCGAACTGGTCGGATGGCCTAGCACACGGTTCCGCGTCAGCTGGCAGAACGTGCCATCGCTGGCCGCCGCTCTGCTCAATAACGTCGTCACGTTGCGGCGTGGCCGTTGCTCCCGATAGCACCAGCGAAGTAGCCCTGATGAGCCAATCGCATTCAGTGATATCGAGAATGCCGTAATCCTGGTCTTGCAATCGCCGCACGGTCGTTTTGACAGCGACCAGCGAAACGGAAGCACCGCCACGGCGATAAGTCACCGTCTCGGCTGCGTGGCTGGCCAGTTTCCCAGCGAGCCACGCCGAACCAGTTTTAAGCAGGTTGGCCACGACTAGGCGTTACCGTGGAACGGGTTGTGGAAGGCTTTCGCGGTGCTGTTCGCTCCGCCGCCGCCATCCGCAACAATCCAGCCGAACACGGCGTTGTTGGTGGAGACGGTCGTTACCTTGTTGTTGGAGTCTTCCCAGTACACCTTGGCGCCGTTCGCGGCGTTGTTCAGGTTCACAACGTCATAGACTCCGCCCGAAACGGCGAGAGCGCCTTTAACGTTGTTCGCAATGGGCCGGTGGGCGATCATCGCAACCGCACCCGTGCCGCTGGTGTTGGCGGTGACAGAGCCAACGAGCACGACCTGCCCTTCGGTGATTGCACCGCTGGAGGGCGTGTAATCAATCATCACGGGGTCACCGTGCCGGTAGGTAACTTCGGCCATGTCTAAATCTCCATAGGTACAGCCGCAGGCAACCGCACAACGGCGAGGTAGTCAGTTACGGAAAGCAGTTCGCCGCCATCGGAAAGCAGCGATTCGACGACCGCCTTGACGCCTGGGTGTGCGTCGTGGGCGTAGTCGTGGAAAGCGATTAAGCCGCCCTCTGGCATCACGCTCTTGGCAAGCTCCAGGTCGGCGGCAACCGAGTCCTGGTCGTGGGCGGCGTCGATAAATACGCGGGTATAGCTGTCGCGTGGAAGCGTTGATCCAGGAAACGCCACGGCTACCTTCTCGGTGAGTCCGTAGCGGGCAATGTTGCCGCTGAACTCTTCCAGCGTGTCGCGTGGTGCTGGCGTTCCGCGTCCGTCGAAATAATCGAGGGCGGTAACGTGTTTGGCAGTGCGAGCCATGCAGACGGTCGAGAGTCCGCAATAGCTGCCAATCTCCAGCACGGTTTGACCTTCGGCAAACTCCGCAAGGGCCTTGGCCTCCTGCATCGTCAGCCAGCCAGCGATTTCGCCTGGGAAGGCGTTCGGGACCGGGCTAATCTGGGCAGACTCGATGTCGAAATGATGCTTGCCCCACGCCTTCGAGTTGGTGTAGTCCGTCTCGCCGGTGTGCATCAATTCGATTTTGCGAGTGGCGCCAATCCGCAATGGCTTCAGATGGGATGTTGGTCCGGTTCCAATCTCGTGCAACTGCCGTGAGAAGTGCCAGTCTTCCGGCTCGGTTTGAGACTGGAATCGATTCGCCGCACGGTTAAACACGATGCGGTCGTTAATTTCGAAGTGCACCCGATTGCACCACTCTTGGTTCCATTTCGCAACCCAACAGCCTGTGTTGAGCAGGAGCTTATAGCCGCCGAGGTCGTCGCTGGGTAACGTCCCGGGAAGCTGATAAACGTCGTGCATGGACAACCGGCAGTGAGGCATCCAGCCGTCGCCGTCGAGCTTGGCAAGTGCCATGCTCGTCAGGCCGCGATTGTCTTTGATGGGAACGGCGACGCTGAGAACATCCAGTTCTTTCGCTTCGAGTTCTTCAATCAAAGCATCAAGCCACCAGTCGGACGGGGCAACGTCGTCGTGGAGCATCGCGAAGTAGTCCACCTGCTGGCCGTTGTGAACGATGTTCAGGGCCAGACACCAAAGCTGGTTAAAGTTGCTGGCGAGCAGCGAACCGGCTTGGTAGTTGTGGTAAATGTTTTTTGCTTTGGTTGCGCGCCAAAAGGCACGGCCAGCCGCAGCGGTTTGCTTCCCGTACCCAGGCATCCCGAGGACGATTTTGCGATCCGTCATGTCGTCCTCCTACTTCTTGGGTGCGGTGATTTCGGGTTGCTTCGCTTCGCCTTTGACGGAAGCTGGTTCCATCAGGGCGGGATACTTTCCGGCGAGCAGTTCGTATGCTGCCTGCGGTACATCGCAGACGCTGCCCTCTTTGCAGTTCGCAGGGAGTAGCGCTACGCCGGTCTTGTGCTTGACGAGGTTGATGTCGTTCAGGCCAAGGCTTTGCAGGAATCGGACTTGCATTACTAGGTCTCCATTTGCCAAGGGGATGAACCGCACGCCCGCGCCCCCCTTGGCAGGAGAGCAACGGGTCGTGCAGCGTTTCGTTACTAGGAGCTACCGCCGTCAGCGTGAACGCCGGCCCGGTATTCCTGAAGGTTGACGCCAACGTCGCAATAGCCACGCATCTGGATGCCGAGCGTGTTGAACTCCGCGTCGGCGGTGTCCACAGTCGGAGTCACGCGGCCATTGAGAGCGGCAATTTCGATAACCGCCAGTTCGGCTGGGTTGGCCAGCAGCCAGTAAGCGACCGAGGTGTACCCGGTGTAGGTGCTGTTGCTGATGTACGGCGAAGACTCGATGCGGTACCGGCCAAAGAACGGATTCGCATCGCCGGGGGCGGTGGCGTAGCTGGTGCCGTAGGTGGCGCCCATCGAACCCATCAAGGTCAACGCCTTGTTTTTCAAAGCGGTCGGAACCAAGAGAATCGCGGGCTGCAAGCCAAGCGGCGTGCCGTCCGGGTTCGTCTGATTCATGAAGATGGTTTCGGTCGCATCCAACCCGCCAACCGTCATATCGGCAACGGCGGTATTGATGTTGTTGTTTCCGCTCGCAAAAAAGCTGGCAGAAACCGCACCGAGGAACTCGGTCCAGAAAATGTGGTTGAGCAACTTCATGGCGCCGAGGCCGAGCTTGCGAGGAACGGCAGTCAACGCCCCGGTGTCGTCGTTGATGATGTCCTTGCGGGTAATCGCCAACATGCGGGCGTAGGTGTCCGCTTGGTTGGTGTAGGTGATTTCATCAAGCGTGCCGTGCTTGATTTCACCATCGGGGCCAAGCTGGTCGTACCGCAGCGAGTCCGTCAGGCTGACGGTCGTGGTTTGCTGGAAGTTTCGCACGTTGCGGATCGCAGCGATGCGGAGGCAGGTTTGATCGACCGCGTTCCAACCGTCCATCATGAACTTATTGGCGGTGGCGGAAACGATGGTTGCAATGTCAACCGTCGAGTAACCCGACGCCTGAATTTGCCGGGGAGCGTTGCCATTCATGCGGAAGGCAGCCCGCTGCATATCGAGCGTGACTTGCCCGCCAGAGTGGCCGCTAAACCCGTTAGCTTGGGCGCAAACGTGGTAAAGCTGGCCGAGAGAAATACCGTGCGGGAATCGGTCGTGAGCGGCCTGGAGTTCCTGGTCGGTGAATTGCTTGTCGAGGTTGCTGAGGCGGCCAGTTTCGCACAGGGCAGCTTGCAAAACTCGGTTATTAAGTCCACCATCACGCGGGCGAGGCGGGGCGACTGTGTGAGCCATCGGCACTGTGGATTCGTAAAGTTCGTTTTTGAACTCTTGCACGCCCATGCCGGCTTCGATGGCGTGGTCACACATCTTTTCGATGCTGGCGATCCACTCGATATCGCCCTCTCGCTTCGACGCCCAAACGTCGGCGACTTCGCGAATATCCTTACGCCGCTGGGCTTCGATCTTGCGTTCCTCAAAAGGGTTGTCGCCCTTTTTGGTCGCAGGCTTTTTGCCGTGAAGGCCGTTGTAATTGGCTTCAAGTCCGGCGAGTTGCTCGGCGCTCAAGGCCTCAGGGTCAAAGCCCATGCCTTCGATAAACGATTTCAGCTTGGCGTCCATATCCATCACTCCTTTGTGAGCGGCAGACGCCGCAATAGTTGCTGAGGTGTTGTCGTCGGCTCCGTGGCTGACGAACGCGAACCCCTTGAGAACGCCCTTGCGGGCTACGTAAAGCGGGCCGGAAAGCTCTTGGCCGTTGACGTTTACCGTCTTGCCTGCTTTCACGGTCTCGATTTGTTTTGGGCTGACTTCGAGCGATGCTTGCCACTGATAGCCGCCGTCTGCGGAAGCAATCACTTCATCACGGGCGGCAGTCGCAGCCGATGCGGTTCCGTTGGCAACAAGCGATTTCCCGTCGTTCGCCACAGCGAAATTGCCAACCCGCTTGGATTGGTCGTGGTCGAGATTGGCGACCAGGATTTTGCTATTCGTCAGCCCGGCGAGGTCCACCACAACCGGCAAATCAAAACCGTTCACTTCCAGCTTTCCGCCGGTGTAAAACTCGGCGGTAAACTTGCGCGGGCCTTTGTCTTCCGCTTCGGCGGCGAGCACCGTAGCCGGGGCAGACATCGCAATAATTTGCTGCTTAGTTGCCATTTACGTGCACTCCGTTTGCGTGGCCGTTTCGCTTGAAAGATGCGGCGACTTGCTCGGCGGCAGTCGGCGGTT